TTTGCGTTTCATTTGAGTTTTAACGGTTTTATAACGAGCAATCACGGTTCTAATTACAGATTGAGCCATTTGTGATTTAAGCATAAACAAACTACGTAAATTAGTATACAAAACTTTGTTTAATCGACTTTGTTTCATATCAAAATCATGATTAAAAATGTATCCAGAAACGTAATTACAAGCTAAGCGATATTGTTCCATCGTATTAGTAAAACTCGAAGCAATATCTGCGTTAACAAGATTTAATTTCACTTTAACAGCAACTTGCATTTCCATTAGGTTCACCTCACTTTCTTCACGGATAATTATAGCACTTTTGTTCGGCAAATACACATAATAAGGAGGCGAAAGGGTAAAAAGTAGATTCTTACGAATCTAAAGTGAGGGCTATCCCTCCAGTGGTTAAAACCACTGGTATCCCGCCCTAAATTAATGAATTTTTTGTAAAAAAATAAGCCCACCTCCCGCAGGAAGTGAGCAGTAAACATATTTAATAATGCAATGTTTGACCTACAAAGATTAAGTTAGCATTACGAATGCTGTTCTTACTTTGCAGATTATAAACGCTCGTACCTAACTTAGCAGCAATACCGCTTAAAGTATCACCGTAGCGCACGATGTAAGTTCGTTGAGCGTACACATTTCCAGTTACCTTTAACCGTTGTCCCGGATAAATTCTGTTAGGGTTGCTTAGACCATTCAACGCTTGTAATCTTTGCCAAGTTGTTCCATAATGACTAGCAATCCCACCTAAAGTGTCCCCGTATTTAACGTTATAGTAGCTTGAGTTGTTAGATTGAACTGGAGTTGTTGTTTGTAGAATTTCTACATCAGATTTGCTAATCCATGACATAACACCGTCTAGCAACACTTTATTACCAGATACTTGGATAACTTTATAAGAATTACCCTTGATAAAATTAGGAACATATTGACCTGTAGCCCAGCGAGTAGCAGAATAGTTCACTTTAACAGTATATCCTACTGTAATATCACGCTTAGGTGTGTTATCAGCTTTAATACCTGCATCAATCGCTTGAGTGTGTGTCTTAGGTTTCTCTGGATTACCATTCTTGTAGCCATTGTCAGTAATCCCAGTTAAGTCAATATCTCCGTCCAATCCACCAGCGATGTAAGTTGAAGTGAATTGAAAAACACCGATGTTCTCAAAGCTCGGGAAATAATTGTAGTTAGGCTCTGGCGTTACGGCATAGTTTGGATATTCCGCTAACCACAACTGACACAAAGTGGATAATAATTTTAAATCAGTGTTATTAACTAAGTAATCCTTATATCCATAAACCATCGGTGTATATCCCGCTTCTTTAATACGTTTAATTGCGTGAACAATTGCCTGCGTGTTCTGATAACCAGATTCAACGTCTAAAGCCACAATCGAACCTTTTGGAGTTTGAACCTTTGGTAAAAAATAATTCAATACATAATCTGCTTGACTATTTGAAGTCACATTCTGCCACCAAATATACGTATGTGCCCTCTTATTTTGCGCAATAGTTGAGCTTACTTGTGTTGGGTAAGTCCATTGGTCATATAAATCCCAACCAGTAGTGGTCCCACCAATCTGGCTGATTGAAAACTTGTCATGCGCGTATCCCCAAACACCATTTGTGCCTTGATACTTAGACCAATCGACACCATGGTCTCCTTTAGCAGCATAAACATTTACAGGCACTAAAAAAAGCCCAACCAAAATGGTTAGACCTAAAAGCCGTTTCTTATTTAATTTAATCATGCTTACCACCTTTTTCTTGGTGCTGAGACGCGAGTTTTAAAGCCTCGTTCGCAGTCTTGTCAATAGACTTTACTGTTTCCGTGTCGACAGTAACTCCATCGACCAAACCTAAGATACCGCCAATCGTCAAAATCGTATTAACCAGGTCCATGATTTGGCCGACGTCACCTGTGAATTTCAGGTTAAAAATCGCACACAGCTGCTGCGCTAGAACAATCAATAGTAGTACTAAAGAAGTAACTGTTTTGCGATTCAGCTTGCCATCTTTATCAAGAAATGCCTTAAATACTTTTTTCATTTTATCCCCTCCAATCGTTTAATTTTTTCATCGTGAAGTAGAATCGCCTTATCATGTTCTTCTACTTCATCTTCCAACTTTTTTAAGCTTCTGCGTTGTTCCTCAAAGTTATTATTAAGTTGCTTAATCGTACTAGTTAATTCTTTAAATTGCTGTTGCAGTGGATAAGTTCCAACACCAATAGCATTATTCAGTACTTTAGCGCCATGCCGAATTAACCAGTACACCGAACTAAAAAGGACGGAAATAACCGCCAAGATTGACGCTATCTCCGCCCAGGAATATCCTAGTAATGTATGCACATGCATTCACTTCCTTAAATTTAAACTACCTCCCACCCACCACTAATAACTAAGCTGTCAAAGTATTATCTTCTGGGAACATTTTATTGTAATCGTCCTGACTGAATTGTTTAACCTCTAGTAACAACTTAACATCATCCTTAGTGAAAAGCCCCATTTTATAAAAACTATTAACAAAACTATAAGTGTACATCTATTTTTCCTCCTTATTTACTGCATTTTGTAAAACTAATGTCTTAACTGCCCCTTGTAGGTCTTGCACCTGCTTAGTTAAATTGGCAATCATTACTACCTGCTGCGCCTGTAACTGCTCGGCTTCTGTTGGTTCTGGTTTAACTTCTGGAACTATATATTTTTTCTTCCATTCTTCTTCTGTCAAACTATCCCAAGAATTTGTACTTTCATTCCACGTTGGATTATATAAACCCGCCCCGTTACTATCTACCGGTTCAACCGTTGTTGCGTTTTCTGGTAAAGCGTAATTATCTGGATAATCGCTTACTGGATACATGTATCTTTTTGTTTCTTTATCGTAAATAAAAATTAACATATGATAACCTCCTACTTATCTTCTACTGATTGTACTCTAGCCCAAGGTCCCCATACGTTATTTGTTCTAATTCTGTAAAGCATCCCTACTCCAACTAATATCATTATCTGTGTGCAAATTTCAGTACTTGCTCCTATTTGTAACAGTGTTCCCCAAGCATTGATTTTTGAACCTTGTTGAGATTTTGGCCACGAGGAGTTTGTAGCTTCTCCCCACAAACCTACTGTATGAACACCTTGCGTTAAGTTGTTCAAATCCGTACTTGCTCCAGCGCCAATAAATTTGCCAATCTTAAAATTAGCTGTATCTTTTTGGTTTAAAGCCGTTACTCCATCATCAATAGTTTTAACCTCTTTAAAATTAGCGTTAATCTTATCCAAACCATTTTCATCCCCACGGGGAATACTTGTAATATTTACCGTCATTTTATGACCACTCCTATCTTAAATAAATTGCCTTATAGCCCACAAAGGCACAATAGACACCGTTTTGTAAAACTAACTTAGTATTTTCTGCTAGTTTATTGAAGCTAGATTGAAGTTCAATCGTGCTCTGACCGTTAGTACTTGCTATCACTTTGGCCGTTAAAGCTTCCCTGTTGCCTCCACCAAACATCCCTTTAGGTTCCGTTCCAATTGGAACTAAACCTAAGCTGTACTCTTGGTACATCAGGTTGACTGTGCTATCAACTGTTAAACTCTTAGCAACTACCAAACGGACTCCTCTCGTTCTAACCGTTATCGTCGCCTTCGTTCCTTCACGTTTCCCATTGTAGGCTGCAACACTAAACTGGTAACTTGTATTAGGCTGTAAGCTACTGAAACTATAACTTTTAGAACTGATAGTTGTTACTAAACTAGAGCCATTATAAATTCGATAATTCATTTTTCATCACGTCCAACTTAAAGTCACGCCACTAGATGTAACATTACTTGATGATAGATTACTTACATTAACTAAGGCTTCATAAACAGTTATTGTAAGCATATTAGAGGTTTTCCCGGCTAAACTAGCAGTAATCGTGGTAGTACCTACTCCCACCGCACGGACATTTCCGCTATTATCTACAGTTGCTACCTCAGTATTAGTACTTGCTAAAGTTGGGGTTCCGCTAGTCTGGTTAGGTGGCGTTACTGTCACCGTAATTTTAGCCGTACCACCAACCTCTAAACTAGTTTTGTCGATTGCTAAGGTGATAGTTGCAATTAGAATTTCTGCTGTTGTTACCGTGATAATATTAGACTTAGCGCTTTCTCGCAAACCATTGTAGGCTGAAACAGCGTAGCGATAAATTGTCTTAGGCTGTAACCCTGTATCCGTATAGGTTTTTGCATCCGTCACTTCTGCAATTTTGGTTAATTCACCAGAAGAGCCTACCCCTCTGTAAATATAAAACTTCATTTTAAAATCACTCCCAAATCAATTTCTCTGTAGTATCATTAATAGCCGTTGCATGTAAATTTTGTGGTGCTGTAATAACATTATTATCTTGGGAAGTGCTGTTACCACTATTTCCCTTAATAGCTGCAGTTGTATCAACAGTTCCTAAATCAAAACTTAGCGCCTTATAACCATCAATCAAGCGCCATTTATCTTGCTCAAAGATAGGCGCCCCTGTTAACCGATAATTGGTTGGTAAATGTACTAACACAGTATTAGCATCTTTGTACTCCACCGTAGCTGGCACATCAACGTTATTAGTTCCACCAAACGAACCCTTAGGTCCTGTCCCAATTCCATCCGGTTCCGTTCCTAAAGCATATTCGTAGTAGCGGACTTTTACATCTGGGTTCCTATTTTGATTATGCTTGATAGTGACCGTAAACCCACTAGGAACATAGGAACCGATTAATTGCTCTAAATATTCTATTCGATCATCTAGCGTTAAATAAGCACCATACCTTGAACTACTTCTTGCTAAAATAACTTCACTATCCTTAGTAGCGTTAGATATCACCGACTTAAATGCATTTTCTAAATCGGTCTGCCTGCTCTCAACTTGTGTTTGTCTTGCTACCAGGTCATTTTTAGTTCTAAGCACATCTAATTTAAAGGCAGCTTCGTCATTAACTAAATATTCCGCTATTTTTGCAGTAAATATCGTCCATTGTGCTAAAGCTTCGCGAACATCCTTACCATACATCTTTTCTCTCAACCACTTGGCTACTGTTTGCGCCACACGATCGACATCGCCAACCGATACATTACCATTCAATTTTCTAATGTCTTCATCTGTAATCGGCGTTTTATCTCTATACGTCACTTTCTCACTTCCTTTCAGTTAAGATAAGCCTTGAATTTGTCACTCGGTTCCGTATTCATATCAACGTTGCCAGTGATTCCAGACACACGGCCTTTGCTTGTATATTGCCAGAGATCATAAGGATGTGTAGGCTTAGTACTATTGACGATAGATCCATCATTTTGTCCATAGCTTGGGATCCAGATTGCACCAGCTCGAGCTGTGTTCAGATTAAAGCTATCATATAGATGATTAGCGATATACAAGACTATCCTGTTGTCTGGAACACCTAAAGCATTCAACTGTGACATAAACGCTTCGATCCCGGCTCGCATTTGCGACACATTGCCACCCATTTCTGTACTCTCGACATCGATCGCATAAAAAACAGGCTGTTGCTTACCTGCAACAACCCGTTGTGTACGTTCGTAAAAATCTTTAGCTTCTTGCTGTGCATCTGCTGTTGATGTGCCACGGAAGTACGCATATACTGCATACTTTCCACCAGCAGAGATACATTTCTGCAGATTTTCCATGTATTTGAGATCTTGATGCGACGATCCGTCTTGTATTCTGATAATGCTTAGCGTGACATCATCGCTAACAACAGCATTCCAATCGATCACGCCTTGCCACTCGCTAACATCGATAATCTTACCGATATGCAGAGGCTGAGGTTTATCTGGTGTCTGTGCGTTTACTTTATTTTCGAGATCTTTTAACGCAGCGCTTAGATCTTTAATTTCTTGTTGGGAGCTATTAAGTTTTTTTAGCAGATCTAACGTGCTCATTTTTTGATCACGGATCAAGCTGTAAAAAGCATTTCGTTCAGCTTCATAAGCGTCTTTAGCATTACCTAAATACTCATTAAGGGCTAACGGATCGTTGCTAAGAGTTACTGTCGTGTTCTGCACTTGGAGCAGATCAATCGTCATTGCGATCACCCTCTCGCTGATCTCGATACCTTGCAACTGATTAACAACTGCGATTGTATCGCCACAAGCTAACATATCAGCATTGTCATTAATATAAGACAGATCAACGTAACTTAATTGCAATTCGTATTTGATCGCTTTTTGTGACGCTAGGTAATTTCTGCCTTTTTGTAACAACATATCAGCCGTTGTGACATCATCCCACGTTTGCGCTTTTGTTCTGATTCCAAACTCTTTGATCAACTCTTCATCACGCAGATATACATCGCCGTCATTTACGCTTGCAATCGTTAATCTTGGACTCGATACCTCTGTCTTATTTTCATCCTCGTTGTGTCGCTCCTGCGTTGCTCCTAGTGGCTTTAACACTGTGATCACTTCGGTAGGATCAATATTTCTTGAGGATGATAGCATGTTATGTGCCAACTGGATCTTCTGCTTTGCTGCATTTCCAATCATCGGTTTATAGTCCAAGTACAAGATCCCTGCTTCATTTCTAAGTTTTATTTCACCACCTAGACGACTAACAAGCTTGTCCTGAATGTTTTCATAGGTGTCTTTAGTATCATCAACGAAACGATAAACGTTATCGGTAGAATTTGTTACGGTGACATCACCCAGTCTGATCTGCTTATAACTTTCGACTTGTTTGTTATGCTCATTTATAAGCGCCTGTAAGAAGTCTCTAGGCGTTGTATTATGATACTCGGCCCAAGGTTGCGCACTATCATGTAAAAAGCCCTCTAGTCCCTCACAGACAGCTGTTTTTTGAATGATTCCACTTGTGTCCATACTATCGGAGTAAGTCAAGACACGCCCTTCAAAAAGTACTCTATTCAGATCTGGTCGAACCACTTTAACAAAAAAATTGTACGGCTTAATGACTGAGTATAATTTGTGTGATGGATCCAGCGTAAAAGTAAAGCTATCATAAGCACTCACGCTTTTTGAAATGCTTGCTGATACTAATCTGATGCTCTGATAAGCGTCAGAATTAAGTAACATCTCTGTACCGTTCCAACCTTGTCGGATCGTAACACGGTAACCTTTACTCATTACTAAATCACCTCTTCAGTCCAATCAAATGATACTTTGCCATTTCCCACGATCGTGAGTAAATTTTCACCTTTAGCCAAGATCATATCTTCACTTGAATTACCTCCAGCACGCAGATGATATCTTTGATCACCTAACACTAGATCAACCGGCTTCTCGCATGTCACTTCTAATGTAGCTTCTTTATCGCCTGTGTTGATAAGTAAGATGTTTTCATACTCGTGCACATCAAACTCAGTCTCTTGTGCAGCATCAAGATCAAAGCAAAACGGATCCCACACATCATCAAATCGCTTTTTAAGTCGGTATGCGTCACACTGAAAGACAATCGTCAACTTTGAAAAGTTGTAATTTTCTTCTAACGTTGGCGCCGCTTGTACTTCACCCACAAAAGCATAGTTAGGCATTGCATCATCACGTAAAATCACCTTGCCGATCGGCTGATACAGCCAATTAGTGATCTGTGTCACTTTGCTATATAACTCATACGGATCTTCGCGTCCATATGGTAATTTGCACGGAAACGTAATCGTACGTTCATCATAGATGTTTTGCCCGTAAACATTGCTTAAATCGATGACTTTTGAACTATACGGCAAAGTTACTAAACTCTTGCGCTTAGCCGGTAATGTGATCTGTTTTGTATCTAAGACACGCAAACCAAAATCGCTTGAATGATGTCCGTTAAACGTAAAACCATACGGCTTAGAATTTGACATTTACCGCTAGCCCCCTTCTTCCTAAGTTATCTCTTTGCGATCGCTCTCGTGCGCCGTATTGCTCATAAGCTGTAGCAAAGCTACGTCCATCCACTTTGATTTGTTTGTCTGCGATTGCATCTAATTTTCGGTTGATCTCGGCAATTTGGCCACTGTAATCAATCGCGGCTGAATTTGAACCACCATTCGAGGTTACAACTGGTTGTGATGTGCTAGGCATCGTAGCATAGCCGTTGACTCCACTCGTCCGAGCACCGTCAATAATATGTGCAATCTTAGCACTAAAGCTATTAGGGTTGATCTCAGCGCGTTGCTTGATTGCGCTTGCTAATAAGCTATCAGCGTTCGGCTTGCGATTGTTGATCACAAACTCATCGCCGTCCTCTGCGATCCAAGCTAATTGTTTATTATAGACGTGTCCACCGTTGGCATAACCGTGACCGTGTCCGATCACAGCAAGCATGTCAGATCCGTAGCGAGCTTTAGCATAATGGATCGCTGCTAACATGTTATCGTACCCGTTAAAAATATCTTTATGACCCGGAAACGCGTGCGCGTTGAACGTCCTTGAAATAGTTTGTAATAACCCTTTAGCCAAATCACCACTGATTGTGTTTTGATCAACGTACCCATTTTGCACTGCTTTCGGATTGCCTCCAGATTCGCTTTGGATTTGACGCAACCAAGCTTGTACATAAGCATCTGATGTTGGCAAACCGTTAGCGGCTAACGCCTTTTTAACATATGGTTCCCAGCGTTTTGCACCTTCGCCCGGTGGGTTACCGCCAGATTCGTCAAACTTCTTCTTAAATCCGTCTAAAATACCTTTAAACCAGTCAACTGCTTGTTCAGGCACATATTTACCAGCACCCTCTCCGATGTCATGCCAAATAGCTTCAGCGCTATTCTTGCTCTTTTTGAAAAGTCCAGTTAATACACCTAACGGATCCTTGAGTGCATCTTCTAACTGATCAATCTTATCAGCTAGCCATTCACCAACATCACCACTGACATCACCGATCCAGTCTGCTGCTTTTCCTAACCAGTCGCCAAACCCGCCCTTATATTGTGGCAAGCCAAGCAACATAGCGGTTTGTTTAGCCGGCATAACAGCATCACCTGCTTCGAGATGTGTTAAGACGTTGCGCTCTTTCGGAACTTCAATAGATCCATCGCGTCTGAAAATAGCTTCTCGATAAGTTGGGCTTTCTTCGTCATTGACCAGAGCTAATGTTGATCGTGACATTCGACCACCCTTAGCAAGTTTAGGTATTGGTGAAATCGTTTGTTTCTTACCGCCGAAAAAGTGAACGACGTTGTTGATTCCACCAATACCGCCATTAAGGAAATCAATGACAGCGTTTAAGCCATTTCTAGCATTTTTCTTGATGCTATCCCAAATACCAGAGAAATAATCTGAGATACTACTCCAAACACGCTTCCAAGTTTGACTAATAGAATCGAGAATGCTAGACATGGTATCTTTCAAAGCGTTAAAGTTTTTTGATGCTTTATTTTTAGCGTTTGCGCTGTGTTCGCCGACATAATCGCTGACACTCCCCCACGCTTTACCAGTCACGCTTTTTACAGCATCCCACTTCTCACTAACTGACGATTTCAAAGCTTCGGTATTCCTTTTGGCAACTCTGTGCGCTTTATCGGTCATGTTACCGATCGTATCTTTGATGTTATTCCATTTATCGGACGTAAATTTTTTGATATTATCCCATTTGTCTCCGATCCAGTTACCGACTTTAGTGAAAGCTTTATGCACTGGCTTATAAACAGCTTCTGTTGCATCCACCACTGCATCTTTAATGCCGTTCCAGATTTTAGATGCTGTCTTTTTCAGTCCGTTCCAAAGATCTGTAACAACTTGGACTACCTTATCCCACGCTTTTTTGATAGGCTTATAAATTGCCAGCGAAACATCAATCACGGTGTCTTTGATACCATTCCAGACTTTTTCAGTTGTCTTTTTGATACTGTTCCAGACGCTTGAAGCGGTTTTAGATATTGCTTTCCAAGCCGCTTCAAGTGGTTTATGCACAGCTTTCCAGATGGCGACGATCGTAGCTGACACTAGGACGATAGGCGCTAAGATCACGGCACCAATCGCCTTAAATGTGATCTCAGCAACTTTCTTGATAGCATCCCAAGTAACAGACAGTGCCTTGCTCAACGGCTTCCAGACTTTTACTATGCCATCAATAATCGATTCCCAAACTTTCACTAAAGCTTTCGTTGCACTTTTCCAAGCGTTCTTGATCGTATCAATAACGCTATCAGCCCACTTCTTAAAGCCTTTATTGTTGTCATACAATAGCTTAATAGCTCCTGCGATCGGGTTAACGAGTAATAGACCTAGACCTTTCCAGTTCTTCTTGATCCAACTGATCACGTCTGATATACCATCAACGATACCGTGATAGATCTGTTTGCCGACTTTAGCGACTCCAGACCCGAAACTCTTAAGTGAGTCCCAAGTCTTATTTACCCAATCTCTAAATGGCTTGAAGTGTTTGTAAGCCTCGTAAACTGCGACTCCTAAAGCGATGACTGCACCGATAATCAAAACAACCGGATCTATCGCCATAACAGCATTAAACGCCGCCTGAACACCAGTAGCAATTTTAGTCGCATTGGACAAGGCTGTAACGCCTGCGCTAACACCATCAAAAATCACTTTGGCACCTTTAAGCGCTACAATAGCTGTACCAATACTTCCGATCGCAACACCTACCGCTTTTAATTTACCTTCATGCTTAGTGATCGCCGAAGCGCCTTTACCAGTATCGTTAAGTGCAGGAATAAGAGGTGATATTTTATCAAATGCAGCACCTAACGCTTTACCAACAGCATTGAGCACATCCGCGAATGTAGCGAATGCTGACTTAGCAATGACGCCCGCCATTTCTCCTAATGCTCGAACTACTGGCTTAATAAAATTCAAGACAATGTTTAAAGATTGTGAAACAGTTGAAAATACGCGTGCAACACCGCTAAAGTCCATTTTACCCTTAGCTTTATCAGCTTCATCGCCTGTTAGTCCTAACCCCTTAGCTAAACTCCTTACAATATCCACAGCTAGCGAAAATGCGCCACCTGCGATCACGCCTAAAAGCCCACCGATTGCTTGTTCGATAGGCTTGATTGCTTCCATCACTCGATCAAAGCTCTTCTTAAAACTTTCGACATTTTGAGTGACTTCTTTATTATTCAACACACCCGCCACGTTCGCCTTGAAACTCATCGCAAACATTGATAAAGTGTTACCGATTGCTCCAAATACACCGGAAAATACACCACCAAGCGCATCAATGACTTTTTTGTTATTTTCGATTGTCTTTGTAATCTTGCTAAACGTATCTTGAACAATGTTACCCAGACCATTGATAGGGCCCGTAAACTTATCTTTACCAAATGCGTCAATGATGTTCTTCATACCGTCGACAACTGCCGCTTGCAGGTTACCGATCGCACCTTCAAACGTTTTAGTTGATTCAGCCGCCTTTTTAGCGCCATCTGTTTGACCTAATTTAGTGATCGCGTCAGCAAATTCGTCAGCTGTGATCTGCCCATCAGCCATCGCATCCCTAAAGTTACCCGTATATGCTCCAGCATCTTTCATTGCTTTTTGAAGTACACCAGACGCCCCGGGGATCGCATCGGCTAATTGGTTCCAGTTTTCGGTAGTCAGTTTACCAGCTCCGGCGGTTTGAGTAAGCATCATTGCGACAGATTTAAACGTTTCAGCATTACCACCGGCTTGAGCATTTAAGTTCCCCGCGGCTTCCGTTAAGCCCATATAGTTCTTGATGCCGTTAGCGGCTAACTGAGCTGTTGTGTTTGAAATGTCATCAAGATCATAGACCGTCTTATTGGCGTATTCCATAACCTCATCAGATGTCTTCTTGATTTCCTCTTCACCGAAACCGCCAAGTTGCATCGTGGATCTAAACTTATCCATTGCATCCGAAGCATTTGCCCCTTCAACTGCAATATCCTTTAAACCATCTACAACGGTAGTAACACCGCTCGAAACAGCGCCACCAAGAAACGAGCCAGCAACGATCGTCTTTAGACGTGCAAAGCCTGTTTCTGTACTCTCGACCTCACTTCGGATAGCCTTGAGTTTATCACTAGCATTATCGTTTAACTGGACATCTGTCAGTAGCTTAGGCGGTATTCTTTTGAGCAAAGATTCATAATCGATCACTTCATCTTTTTGTGCTTGTGCTAGGATCTCTGTACGTAGTTTTTTAGGTACTCGCTTTAAAAGGCTTGTAAAATCATCTATGCCGGCTTTTCTAGCATCAGCGTCTAACTTTACCTTTTGCTCTTTTGGAAGCTTACGGAGGCTAGTGATGACTTTTTGCGTACCTTTTTGAGCTTCGCTATCATCAACTTTAGGTGTGATCGTAGCTGTTGGCTTCTTTAGTTCGTTGTCAACATCTTTTTTGACAGCTTTAGCTTCGCTGACAACATTATCAGCTGACTTTTTAAATTCATCATCCATCTTGTCACCGGTATTTTCACCGATTGCTGACAAGATCTTATTAATTTGTTCTTTGTCTGACTCCAGTTGTTGCGTCTTGACATCAAAATCAATAACAACACTTGCATCTGCTGCCATTCACTAGCCCCCTTTCCTAACTTGACCTTGCATAGCTTTAAACATAGCTGACAGTGCTGACGTTTGTTCAACTTGATCCTGTTTTTCTTCTGTAACGCTTGAATCATCTAACATATAGTAGTTCTTTGCTTCGTTCAACTGCTGTTGCGCTTTACTATCATCGATCTCGCTTAAATCTCGCTGTCTAATGGTGATTATGCGTTGCATATAAGATCTATCGCTCAAACCGTCAAATAATGCTTTGAACGTTCGCCAGTGCATTTTCCCGCGCTGTTCAAGTAAATTAATATGATACTCACTCATAAAGCTCGCAAAAATCGCTTCTGCGTCTTGTACGTAATCAAAATACTTAATTGGCGCTAGCCCAAAAGGATTTCCACCCTGTGCATTATTTCCGTAAGGTTCTGAGGTTATTTCTTCGCTTATCGCATCAAATACTAACTCGTAAAAATTTGGATCACTGGGAAGATCTTGATCATCTAAAAAAAGTTTGATCGCACAATCGGTCTTTTCAGCATCCGATAGATCTGCATCAGAAGATAACTGCAAGTATTGGATAACAGTATCAAAAGCTAAGTCTAGGTGGTATGTTTTACCCTCGAAAATCACTTTATTTAACGGATCTCGCGTTAAACTTAGCATATTACGTCACCTCTAGTGGTTTTTCTTGTACTTAGCTCGACGTTCTGCACGGTTTTTAGCTTTATTTTCACGCACAGCATCATTTGCAGCATTATTCAATAAGGCAACCAAGGCAGTCAATGCTTGAGTTGATTCATTGTAGTACTTATACAAGCGTTCGCCCTCACCTTCGCCTAACAGTTGATCTAAGGCGTCAACAACTACTACCTTGCCTTTATCGAAGGCTGCCATTAATTGTTCTTTTTGTTCGGCATATTCTTTCTTGGCAAATTGCTCTAGTTTAGCATCGTCATCAAAGTCTTTTGTTGCTTCTGCTACCTTAAGTTGCATATCAGCTACAAGCTTGGCAAATTTGTCGTTAAAGATAAGTTCATATTCTTCGCCACCGATTTGTACGATCTTTTTGTTATCGACTGTTAATTTTTGATCTAAGTTAAGTACTGACATTTAAATTACCCTTTCTTATTTCGTCTCACTTTTCTCGTCTCTGTTTTTAAATTTTATGTTTCTAGTTTTGGCTTGGTGTGATCACAGTTGTAGCTGGTGCAACTGTTGCTGTGTACGTTCCGTCACTATCTGGGCGATCGCTCATAGTCAACTTGCCATCGATAGCAACCGGTGCACCGTTAAATACGATCGTAACTTGGAAAGTTTGATTAGCATTAGCGTTCCCACCAGTTGGAACGATGTTAGAGAGTGTTACTTCTGCTAAAATGGCTTCACCGTTATCAATCCAAAGAGCACGCGTATGCAATGCGTTACCGATCGCAAATTGTTTAGATGCAACATAATCTTGTGCAGCATCCCCAATATGACGCTTACCAGTAACCGCTAATTGATAACGTTTTGATGTGACCTCAGTAGATCCAAAACCATTACCAGCATAGTCAGCATCAGATTGTGATGTTTCGTTGGCACTTGGTGTGATCTGCGTAATATCTAACGCTAACCACGCCCATTTACCTGTAGTAACATCATCTAAGTCTGTTGCATCTGTTGTATCAAGATATAATTTATTAACAACGTTTAGCGCTGCGCCATTTGTAGTTAATTCTGTACCCGCAATGGGTTTTGTATTTTTCGCCATTTATACGGCCTCCTATCGTTTTGTGTATACAAAAACGGCGATGTCTAATTCATACATCACCGTTCCTGCTGTATCTTCTAATAATTCACTTGGCGCACTCGATACTTCTAAATTGTTGAACCGGAAACTACCATTATCGCTTAATAGTTCATCTAAACCGTTCAAGTAGTTACTGATCGCAAATAATTTTTCTTTAGCCTCTCGTGCGCTTTTTGTTTTGATCGTGATCGCATAGTTGTATTGCCAAAGCTGATTACCTGAGTAGTCAGCTTCAACAACGTGTGATCCTTGCACAGGTACTAAGCCAATATCGCTATCAGGTGATAGATAAGCCACTTTGAGCTTTTGCCCTGTACCTTTTATGATCGACTTTGCTAATGACTCTTGAAGATCAAGGTCCATTCCACTGAGCCCCCTTTACAAAAGCTTCTTTGACTAATGCCATATCATGCTTATTACCTTTTAGCCGTAGATCCCAACGCCTTGAAGTACCCGGGGTCGTGTAATTATGCACGCGATACCCGGGAGCAGGGCCTACAAACCCGTAAAATTGAGCTCTAGCATAAACAGCACTGTAATTGATACTAGTCCCATCGCCGTTCACAAACGACATGCTCCGTAAATTTGTAGAAGCATCTGTGTGAAGCATAGGCACATACTTTTCCATTGCTTGATGCGCGTCATTAGCCGCTGCCTTTCGCCCACGAACTAAACTAGCATGACTAAATTTTCTCCTTAGTCCATCGCTATGGATATCAACTCTGATCCCCACTCAAATCACTCCCAATTTATATTGATAAAGTTCATTGCTAAAAGGATCTCTGGACTCACTGACGTTTGTCAAAGTGTATTCAACACCGTTATACTCGATCTTTGATCCAAGATGATTTTTGGTCAACTCAATAAACGGCGTAGTGATTCCAGCATATAACATGATTGTCGCATTAGATACGATCTGCCGATTGTTATTAGATCCTTCATAAACAGTTCGAGCATGGACCACGCAATTATCTAATTTGATCTCGTCGAAATTAGTAGACTCGCCGTAAATGTCGTCAGGATCTTCAACTTTAAGTTTCAAGATAATACTTTGATTGCACATGCTCTTTGGTGGTTTCAACATACGTCCACACCCCCAAATAACAGGTCCGTCTGATAGAGATAGTCTAAAGCGACATTATAGATACCTTTTGTACTGCTATCCTTGAACGTTCCCTCTGTTGTAACAGTGGTTCCATCAATGGAGACGCTTTTCACTGCTTTTTGAGCCATATCATATTCAGTTGATGCACCAACATCATTTGTGTAATCGATCTGAGCGACTAAAGCCAATTTGAACATCTTAACACGCCATTGATCTGGATCTTCATCAATGTTGTTTCTGATGTAAAACATTTGTGTAGCTGTATTCAAAAGCTTTGTCGCATCCCGTTCCAGCTTGATATATACCTCTTCATCTCTTACTTGTCCACCAAGTTCTTGGTACTCCGAAAAGCTCAGCATTTAGCTCAGTCCTCTCTTAAGCTCCTGTGCCACTTGTTGCAACTTCTGCACCCGGAACTAATGCAGGATCTAATTCAGCTTTGTATGCCACAACACCGATCGTACGTGGATCAATGCCATCTACAACTTCCCAAGTACTGGACTTACCAAATTCGTCCATGGTTGGGAATGTGCCTTTGGCTGGTGCAAATGATGATTTTACAGATGTACCAGCAACGTGGATCGTGCCTACACGTTTTTGAACGATCACATCAGTACCACCGTCTTTGATCGGATCATATTTAGTTTCAGTACTTGCTAAAATGCTGGAATAGCGAACTGCACCCGGAGCAAAAATATAAGATGTTGTTGTTGGCTTTTGCTTGTTGCTCAAGTCAACTGGAATATCGTCATCAAGTACGATCCGCAAGCCGTTATACGCTTCGAATGGCAAAGCACCATTTTGTGGCTGGATCGTTTCGATAAGATTTTGCATCTTCATCATCGAGTAAGTAGCAGAGTTGACCGCAATCGCACCAAAAGAAGTATCTTGCAAGTCGCCCATCAAACCGATAGCGGCGATAAATCCTTTAGCGCTAAATGCTGCATCTGTTGGCGTTTTAACAGTAGCGTCATAGAATTTTGCATTTTTTACTTTGCTGACTCCCATCACACCATTTAAAACAGCAAGCAACATCTTTTCATCTGCTCGTGTCCAGAAATTAGCAAAGCGATTGCCGATCGTTGTTTGAATAGGTGCGCCAGAGATCATTTGTGACAACGAAGTGTACCCAAAAGCTTTAGTTTGGTAAAACTTCAAGCCTAATTGCTTCCCGGATGTGAGTTGATTTACTTGAATATCATCCGTATCAGTCCAGTTGTCCGGATCTCCGTCTAAATCATTAATGAACGGTACTGTGATCTTTGTGCCAGCCTCTAATAAACGTGGTCCAAGATCTGGATCGGGTGTCAAAATACCACTTAGCACAAAGCGGTTAGTTTTAAGTGCTGTATTCAATACATAGTTCCCAAAGACCTCAGGAACAATCATATCTGATAAATGTGTTGTCATTAAAATTCCGCCTTTCTATTTATTGTTATTGCCGAACAAACTTTGCCATTGCGAAGGATCTTTTCGATATAGATCGGTCTGTTCGTCTAATGACATATTCTTAGGATCCTTAGCCACGTTAGAACTAGGATTACCACCGGCAAACAGGTTGACAGGGCCCTTTTTCTCTAGTTCTATTTGTTTTGGTGTAAACAAATAGGCATCCGTCTTTTGAAGTTCTTCTAACTGTTCGGCAATTCCGAATAGCTGACCATCTTCATCAACAGATACCTTGTCTAAATCTAACAGAGCAAGAACCGCTTTGGTATTTTTAGCCCCTGCATCTTTCAAAGCATTAGTGATTGCAAAATCTTTAGCTTGCTTCGTGATCTTACTTTGATAATCTTTGGCAGTTTGCTCATTTTCTTTTCGCAACTTATCAATTTCTTGGGCTAACTCTTGATTATCACCAACAGTCTTCTCAAGTTTCTTCAGTTGTTTGTCACGATCACCGATTTGATTTTGCAAATCTGCTACCTGTTCTTCTGCTCGTGCAAGTTTTCCCTTGATCTCATTTGTCGACTTACCATGTTGAGCCAAAACGGCTTGCACTTGATCGTCACTAAGTCCTAAATTCTGCAAAAATTCTCGTTGCATTATGCGATACCTCCTAACGTATTTATTTTACGTGGAACGCCCCACGCTGATCTGATTGCATAAAAAATAAGCCTTTTTACGACTTGCTTAGGTCAAATATTAGAGTTTTTTGTAACAAAAAACACCGGTTTCCCGATGTTTAAGCTTTATCCCAAATCGTTTCTAACTTAACTGCGTTATCAGTTGGATTACCATCAGGTGTATAAGCAGCACTTTCTGTAATGGCCAACAAAACTTTATTATCAAGATAATCACAACTTTTATCAGTAACAGCCAATCTTATTTCATTTGATCGCCTATCTACATATTGTTCAAACAGATTATATAATTCAGGAAACTTTTTCTGAATAAATAAATAATCCTTAGCATCAAAATATAAGTATCCGATTTCCATATTATCCAACTTTTGACTCATTTTTTATCTTCTTCCTTTTGGATGGTTCAATAGTAATTACAAGCCCTGTAATTTTGCTAACAAAAACTTTCCAACCATCGTATGCATATCCTTCCGCTTTATCGCTATCTTCTATCTGGTTACCATTTTTCAATACCTTATTAATAGTATCAATATCCGTTCCGATTCTTCTAAGAGGATTTTCCTTTGAATCCCTATGCGAATGGTCAAATCTTGCACCAAATATCCGTGGAATAGCGTGGTCAGATAACCCTTTTATTAGCAAACCGTTTTGGGTATAAGAACCACTTATCTTTTTATTAAATTCTCGATCTATATTGATAAAGTCTTGATAAGTTACGACAGGTTCTACCATTCCTTGTCTTCGCGCCTTTACATAGGCATTGACAATTCCTCCCGTATCTTTATTATACAACAGTTTCTTATACTCTTGCACATCTTTAGGAAATCCGTGTGGACCATATTCTTTATGCAACGCAGCTAACTCTTTTTTCAATACTTCATGGCTTCTAATCCTTGGATTACCAATTTGCTCACGATCATACTGCCGTGTCAAAAAGTCGTTATTCTTCACTATCTCTCGTAACTTAGACTGATACCCTCTAATGGCTTGATTAAACTTTCTCTCGCTTGATACGTCATTTTGCCGCCTGGCAAGATCCAAGTCGTACTTTAGACGTCTGATATTACGCTCGTAGTACCGTTGTTTTTGCTGAATCTTTTGCTTTTCGACTGCTTCTTTAGGATCGTATTGCTTTTGGAAATTATGCGACACACCTTTGATATACGGATATAATTTGTGTCCACAATTTATTCCAAAGCATCCACTTGGTTTACCATAACCGTAATCATAGATGCTAGGATATTCAGGATCATATCTTGAACTTTCTCTTGGGACGATATTGACTATCTTTCCTTGAATAGGGGCGCATGCAGGTCTTGATGCTGGATGACTAGACATAGTTGCTAGCACACTATCAAAATCTTTCATGCTTTGAATACGAAGATCGTTATAAGTTCTAGCTGTAGTAGTACGGATTACAGTGCGAGTATAGCCTTCTAAGCTCCAGTTGTGTCCGGCTTTGTCTACTAAATTAGTTTTGATACCATTATCACGCCATTTATAGATATTGTCCTTTAAGGCTCTGTCAGGCGTTTTGAGACCTGTTTGCACTTCTAAGACTGTTTGATTGATAATATCTTGATAAACTCTCACAGCCCCATTTCTCGCACGATTAGTGGATAATAGCGACTGATTAACATTATTATCAATATCTCTAAACGTTTGTGCAGCATAACTATTAACGATGCTGTTCACTTCTGGACTGATCGGCTTATTTTGTTTCAGCGCATCTGATAGTTCAGCATTGATGTCCTTTGCGACTTCTAGCCCATCATCTTTGATCAAATCATAGATATAGCTCTCAGCTTTCCCAGAAGTATTTGCGACAACTCGGATCGTATCCTTAGTAAGAGCGCCAATTTTAGCTAAAGCTCTTAGACGCCATTCTAAAATACTATCTGGATCATCTTGATTTATTAATTCAGGTCTCGTTGCCTTGAAGTTATCTATCAGCAAATAAAAGATCTTTTGTTGTAGCTTAACGTAATAATCAGCTATCTTGTCCGCTTTCGCCAACATCTGTTCTAGTTCCATCGTCAGCACCTCCGAACAAGCCTACCTCACCACTTGGATCAGGATCATTACCAACCTTTTCACTGTTGAGTTGTTGCATCCATTCATCAGCAGTCGCCTCATCCAAGCTATAATTGCGCATCCAAAACTGTTTTAGAGGTAAAGCATTAGCAGATAAAGCTTGCAGATCGTTTTTCAGTTGCGCATCTTGATCAATAAATACACCATCGTTGAAATCGATGTTAATATTGACCTTTTGCACATCACCAGTCCAGCGAGCTTTACCATCGCTAAAGAGTTCGCCACATTGAGCAAGCTCTAAAATAGCGTCTACTAACTGAGTGATCGTCTTTTCGACCATGGTCAGATAACTTGATCTAGTTTGATACGTCATTGAATTGTTTGAAACTACTTCTGTCGCAGTTTGTATACCGCTGGCACTTTGGGTAAACGTTCCTTGCGAGAGTCCGATCTCGTTTTCAAACTCATGCAAGAAAAATTCCATTGTGCTTGAATACTGATCCACACGGATTGCAACAGACATATCATGAAAGCCAATAGCGTCATCATCACCGTACATAGCTTGGTAAACTGTTTCATCTGGATCAAACATTGGTGGATGAGTATCATTATCTCTCCGCCTTGAATTAGCATTTGGACGTTTTAACCACGACTTAGGAACTACCATACGTCTTTTGCCTGATCTAACGTCCCAAATAAATTCATCATGGGTGCGATTGATCGCATCTACTGTCGATCTAGCGTTATCGATCAAACCTAACCCCAACGGGCTTTCTAACATTTTGTTGTTAGCCCCGGGAGTCTTGAAGAAAGCGAACAAAGGTTTAACTAGACCCGTTAGCGTCGCCGTTTCTTGCGTATCAGCATATTCTTCAATTGAACTTAACGGGACTTGCACCCCAACACTATCAGCGCTATCCGATCGGTAAAGCTCATTTGTGATCACATAGTTGTCGCCTTGCCATTCGTGGAACTCAAGGAGCGTATAGTAAACATTCTTGTCATCTTCAACGACTGTTGTCTTACTTGCGATTGCAGCCTCTTTGACATCGTTTGTGTTAACATGCAACGGATAAAATTGGTCTGCCGTGATCCAAGCAAGTTTTATCTTGTCATCTTGCACATAAGGTCTGATAGCTCCACTACCTAAGGCGATCCATTTTTCAAGGTATTCTTCAAAAGTTAAGTAGAACTCATTATCTAAAAAGACACTTTCAAGCAACTCATTTGCCTTCTTGTCATCTCCGATCTCGACCTTGCATCCCTCGTTAAAGATGATCGAGGCTAATCGTCTTGCAGCTAACTTAGTTACGTTGACAGTTTCATACTTACGCGTACGCTTATCGCCATAGCTATTAATAAATTCAATAGGCTTAAAATCGTTAGAATAATACTTCTTAGCTACGTTTATGCGTGTATATTCACTTGGGTCCATTGCAATCCGTCTATCATCAGTAACTAACGTCAAACTCTTTATCATGCCTAAACTTGCACCACCTTTCCTAAACCAATTTTTTACCGTTGAAAGCACGCTCATGTTGTCGCCTCCTTTACCACTTCAAGTCAAAGTCACGTTCGTTATCCAAGCACAGATACATGAACTGATCGCAAGTATGATCTTTTTCCTTGATAACTTTAGGATCATCGCTATTCAATGTTTTCTCGTCCCACCGATAGTCACGATGTTCGGATAAAAAGACTTGATTATTTTCAATATCCAGCACAAAAATACGACCTTGCGCAAGCATATCCTGCGCCCGGTCGATCATCTCAACTTTTTTCTTTTTAGCCACTTTGTGCCAGTGCACACCAAACATCGAATAATATTGATTATCTAACGCACCATCTGCACTATCTGCTGTCATGTTGGCTGGATCCATATTATAGCGATCGCATATTCCTTCAACAAAGTCATGCACATCTTGTGCCAGTTCTGTCGGTGGCTTTTTGCGCACCTTACCCGCTGGGCTGTAATAATACGTATCTAACACATAAAGATTACCGTTCACTGACAGACCATAAGCGCCACAGGTAGTTGCAGATACATCGTGACCAATATCCATTGAAAAATAAAGATCAGTCAGATAATCATTATCAGGTATCTGGTCCACCTTTTTGAATAAATCGAAGTTATAGACGTTAGTACCAAGTCCTACGACTTCACCTAAGTAAAGCCACCGATAATAGTCTGGATCATTTTCTTTGTACTTTTCGATGAGCTTTAGTTGTTGATCAGTGGTAAAGCCTAGCTCATCATCTAGGTAAGTGCTCGTATCGATAAAATAGTCTGGATCGTTTTCTTTATCAGTCACCCACTCATTTACCCAATCATAAGGGTTTCTTGGTGGGTTATAACTAAAGAATACTTGCACCGTATCAATATACCTCGCTTTTTGCCGGATAAATGTCGGGATCGCTTGATCAAATACATCTGGGCCCTTCATGTTCGCAGCCTCCTCAAACCATACCGAAACAATGTCACGTACCGTATTTGACTTAAGTTTGAAAGGATCATCAGCACCATAAAAATAAAACGTGCTTCCGGTCCGTCTATGCACAATCCTGAGCGGTGATGAGTATGCTCTGAACTCATCGGATACATGCAATAGGTCCATAGCCCACAAAATTTGATTATAGACACTATCGCGCAAGTATGTTGCATTCTCACGCACACAGATCACGTTAGCCTTACGATTTTTTTGGGTCTGTTGCAACACATTGACAACTAGACGTAAGCTGATCACAGATGACTTGAATGACCCACGACCGCCCTTAGCGATGATATACGGCTTTTTAGTGTTCCACATACCGTAGAAATGTGGGTTTATCTGCTCAGATAGCTTTACAATATTAGTCATCTTGTTTAGCCTCCTCAATGTCATTTAAAACAACTGTCTTAGGTTTGTCGCTTGTATCATCAGCACTTGGCAGACGCTCAAGCAATTCTTTCATCGCTCTTTGTTTGTCATACATCTCGACAACAGCTTCGCCATCGTTGATGCGAATACTCTTGACGTTCGATGTGTCGATCGTATCGCTATCTTTAAGCAAGACTAGATTTTCATAGTAGAATGCTTGTTCTCCTGTTTCTGGGTCGATTTTAGGATCTAAACGATAGTGTCCATTAGCATCTTCATACTCACCCGTGTCGTCAGGTACTTTATTCCACTTAAGGCGCTTAACTGTCTTAAATTCTAAAACGTCTGTAACGTCGCTGTGAGCTTGTTTAAGATAGCTGAGCATAATATCATTAGCCGTTGCATAAAGTTCAGCAGACTGCTGTTTTTTTAGCTCTGTGAGTTGCTTTTTTACCTGAGCATTTCTGAGCAATCTAGGTCCGTTTGTCATTGCTGTTGGATAGTCAGCGCCATAAGCTTGCTGATACGCCCAAGTAGCGTTGTATCGTTGCAAGTAATACAAACAAAAGGCTTTTTGACGGTCTTTTAGCTCATCGTTTTCGACTAGCTCATCGATTACATCCGGGCTTCTTGCCTGTGCAACTTTGCTCTTTTTTGTGTGCACCCTTTTTGCCTTTTTGTGTGCACCCTTTTTTGTGGTTGCATCTCTTTGCCAACCATTGCGACTTTTCCAAGATTTGACAGTATTAAGTGACACGCCATACTTTTCGGCGATGTCCTTATACTTCATTCCGGCTAAATAGTCCTTTTCAGCATCTTCAATGCGACTCACTTTATATCACCCACCTCCTAATTTGTAATTTAGTTCAATTACTTCTTGCCGTCTTTCTTGCTAGTCTCACGATCAAGCTTATTGATCAAATATTCTTCTAAGCCACAGCTCACAAGAGCAACGTCTTTTGTCTGTTTCATATTGCTCCCTTTCTGCAAAATAAAAAGCCAGCCTGGCTAGACTGACTATTCTCTACATTATTTAGGTTTAATTTATCTAATATTCTTTTTTCCTTCAAAACTTCGCTTTCTAAAACTATTCTTTTCTTCTCTTTTATACCAAACTTTTCTATAATCCAATCCATATACCTTCAACTTCTCTCCAGCGTGTTGTTCTAATGCTTTTAATTGTCCGGAATAGTTAGTATCAAACATATTATCTTTTTTATATAAATATTGTCTGTCTTTTCCTAAAACATCACGAACTGTCAATAATGACTAGACTTTATATTGAGATGAAATTCAAACAAAAGCAAGCCGGTGGATTTGCACCACACGAGTTTTCTAACCCAGCCACCCGATCGCGCTTGGTTTTAAGCTGGAGCTTGCATAATACCACTATAAGGGCAGTGGCCACCCGCATACATCATGGCATGCTCACATGCTCCTTCATTCTCAAAGGAGAGACATCATTCATGGCGGAATGATTTCATTACGAAAAACCAACATTTTTCGTGCCATCGGCACATTAACATAATATTACATAAAGTATCCGCTTGTCGTCCGCTCTTTTTCCGCCAATTTTCCGGTAAAATTCCATTTTTTATAAAATAGCCACATTTACAAGAGCATAAAAAAACGATATACTGAAGTTGTATCTATCAGCATATCGTTTCGTTCCTAGTCGTTCCCTAGGAACTTTTTTATTTATATCCAAACATCGCTTGGATAATCGTATCCACTTCGACGGGAACTTCAACCTTTTCGACAAAAGACCAGTCCCTGCTGTTGACATCTAAAGCCGTAAGCTGATTACACAGCAATGTACCTCCCGTCTTAGAATTATGTTGTTGTTTATCCCAGCTATATACTAGCGGATAATTTCTAACAGTAGTAGTAAACGGAATGGCAATTACGAATGGGCTTGTCCTATTTACAAGTTGTTCACTCACCACCAACCAGGGACGTCTCCCTCTTTGTTCACTATTACCGCTAGGTTTAGGACCACTTGAAATCGAAATGATATCCCCTCGCCCTAATACTTTTTTGGCCATGTTGCCTGCCACCTTTATAAAAATATTTCCGTGTTAAACGTTACTAGCTTCACTCGCACGGATAATATTAATATAGCTCTTCGCCAACTGCTCCACCCTTATTAACAACTTCAAATGGATAGTCAGCATCTAAATCATAACCTTCAAATAATTTTTCTAACATCTTTTTTTCTCGCTTAGGTTTAAGAATAATTTGATTATCTTCAACTTTATAAAATAGTTCATCTTTGTCACCTAAGTCTAGTTCTTCTAGTACCTTTTTGGGAACTCTAATAGATAGACTGTTCCCCCACTTTGCCAATGTCAATGTCCCGGTTCTTTCGTTCATATCATTTTGCCTCCTAGTGTTGATTATTGTATCAACATAATTATAATATCATATTTGTATCTATTTGTATATACTTATGTATCGCATTTATTTTTGTCTAATAACACAAAAAACCTTCCGTCTTCAGAACGTATCTGCCACTAACGTGGAACGGAAGGGATTGATATCTATATACGTATTATAAACAGCAGTTCAATCAATGTAAACATGCAAATCCGGGCAATAATAGCCTTGCACTTCAAAAATATCCGCAAACTCATTTAAAGCCCGCTTCTTAACTTCGTAATATCGTGATTTTTCAAAGTGCAACTGCTCCATTGCACGAACAGAAGATATCTTACCTAAGACATCATCACAGACAATCTTCATCTCAATTGAACCTTTGCTAAGTGTAGCTGCAACTGCATCAACAATTACTTTAGCTGCTAGATACCGGCTCATCTTTCTGTCTACACTATTACCAAAGCTGCCTGATGACATTCCAGATAAGCTAGGTGATTGCAAATTTTTAGGATCCGCAGTTAAACAAATCCGCTTTAATTTCGGATAGCAATCCTTATTTGTTAAGAATTCTAGCACGCTTTCTGCTGTTTTATCATAGTCAACCCGAGGTATATCTAGGGTTATTTGCTCGCTTGTCATCTCAGCACGCTCCCTTTATGATATAATAAATTGTTGATATTGAGAACATGCTGAGGCTGCTAGTCGTTGCCTTGGCTTTTTTGTTAGGCTTCTACACTTACTTTTCTAACTTCTAACTCTGCTAACTGCTCAGCCTCTTCCCAATTCGTAGCTTTAATTAGCAGATTAGTCCAAATTCCGTTAAGCTCAACGTAAACTAAATAATCTTTCACTTTCTCTTTCCTCTCCAAAACTTGTAATAAATCCAGCAACCCAAGCCAACCACCGCAGCTATAAACGCTAAAACGTCTTTAAACATTTCAAACATGATCTGTAACGTCACATATTCATCAATCATCTCTTACACCCCAATTCGATTTCTCTTGTGTACTTTCTTTTATGCGTTCTTTTCAGACTCTTGGAACGCTTTTTGCGGCCAGTCTTACGATTCAACTCGGCTATGATTTTAAGCTCGTAGCCACAGCTTACTAGGCCGTAATCTTTATCAATCTTCATTAATCTTCATCCAATCAACTCGCTATAGTCATAGTCAATGTTGGTTTTTACTTGAGTTTTAATTTTCTTAGTGGTTCCTAGCACGCCTACTCTGAAATCGTGCTTACGGAGCACTACAACTTCAACTGGCACATGATATCTCTGAGCAAATAACTTAAACTTAAGTTGACTCTTATCATCTATCGCATACCCGTTAAAGCCATTCTTAACGTCATAGACGTGTTTTATTAGGCCACCGTCTAGAACTACGAAGTCAGCTTTATAACTCACAGAGCGCACGTTATGCGAGCCCAGCGGGAATTTATCGACTAGCACTAGGTTCTTTTGTACTTCAAACTCATAACCGCTGTTTTTGATATAACGCAGGTAGAAGTCTAGTTCCTTTTGTGAGTCAAACTTGTAACCATCCACGGTTGATTTTTTGCCGAAGTGGCTAGCGCTCGTCACCTTACGCCTTGTTATCATCACTTGCCTCCTTGTATTCTTTTTCAACTAATATAACCGCCTTTTGTGCTTTGACACTTGTCCTTGCTATCCAATCTAATAAATCATCAAAGGCATTGCGCTTGTCGACGCCTTCTTTTTGGACCATGTAGGATAAGTTTAAAGCCTTATCTTGCATTCGTACTATAGCTAGTGTTGTAATTTGCAGCTGTTTCTTTAGCTTCTCTTCGTTAGTCATTTCCATTTCCTCCTGTAATCTACTTGTCTAACTCGTAATTAATACAAGCGGTAATGTCGTCATATACACCAAAAAGATAAAAATCAACCGCATTGACCTTTTTCACCTTGTTTTTCGGATCTTCTATGAAATCGTTAACCAAATCTTCGATATCAGCTTCATAGCCTGATATAAGCTTAATCCTCGTTCTTGCCATTAGTAGTCGTCCTCCTCTTCTAAATCTTCTACTCGATAAAACTTAATCCTAGGCTCTTTAATATCGCCCTTTTTAAAGTGCGTTGCTAAACTACATACGTTATTCGGTGTTATATCAAACCACTTCGCTAGCTGCTCGATAGTACCTAGAGTTATAACCTCGTCATCTTGCGTATAAGCAATGTATAACTTAGCCGGCCTCATATCATCCATAGTTGCTCCTCCATTCATAATCGCTCATTTATCTTCAAAAAATTTCTAATATATCTAACTTGTTGCCAAAGATATGGATCATTATCATTCCTATAACTTATTGATGACCTCCAATCCTCGACTCGCTGTTTGACATCTAAAATAACTATAGTTGGCACTTTATGCTGACTTATTAAACGTGATAGCTCATCTATAGCCGTTACTTCTTGCATTTTATGAACACACTCCATTTAGTTTTAGATTTTTTATCGCCTAGAATCGGCTGACATTGAATAGCTTTTATTACATCTCGAAACGGAATTTGCTCCTCGTTCCACTTAAAAAGCAATATCCCATTATCTTTCAGCACTCTTTGACATTCCCAGAAGCCTTTGTATAAGTCGTTTTGCCAAGACATCAAATCTAAGGTCCCATATTTTTTCGCTAACCAGGATTCTTTTCCAGCCTTAATTAGATGAGGCGGGTCAAAAATAACAAGGTCAAAGGTTACATCCGGAAAAGGCATATTTCTAAAGTCTCCAATTACATCAGGATCAATTTCAGCAATTCTCTCTAGCTGTCTATCTTTGTAGCGGAGAACCTCACGTCTGATATCCATGTACGTGGTGTGTGGTTCGTTTCGTTCATACCAGAACATCCGCGAACCGCAGCATGCGTCAAGTATTTTCACCCTCTATTTCCTCCATTCATCAAACATACACATCGGCAGCATGTAGGCAAAGTAATCAGGCGGACAACCCTCAATAATCATTTCCGCTTGATTTTCAGTTAGGTTCAAATGCTCCCAACCTTGCCCTTCACCGCGCACAATCACTTTCCACCGGTATCGCATTATGACACCTCCAGACCTGCCTCTAGGTCATCTAGCACTGAAACAGCCTCCTCAAGCGCCGTTTGCGCTTTGTTTAAATACTCATCTACGACTTTCAAATCGCTAGCGGATAAGCTTGAGCGCAATTCATCAGACATTTTAAACTTAAAGCGTTTGTCGTCATAAACGCCTAGCAGCATTTCCAAATCAAGGCTAAAATTATCTAAATTCGTATACATAGCCATCCCTCCTAAAATCGTTCTTGGATAACATGAATGATTTCTCTAATTACAATCGTTAAAAACAGCGTGGCCGTCAGCGTTAAAGCAACTGCGATTGCTAGTAGAAATACTAGTAGCAGGTACTGGCTCACTGCTATAATCCAAGCCATCACCAGTTCTTAACTCCTCTCCGTGCTTGCTCTGCTCTCAAGTAAGCAAGCGTTTCTTTGACCCACCTTTTGGAAGCCTCTATTTGTTCCTTAGAACGTTTTTGAGGTTTAAACACATAAATTCCTTTGCTTTCATTTTCCACGTCACTAACCCCCTCAAATTTAAATCTGATAGCTAAAGTAAGCCTGAGTATGCACGCTTACTCTTCAAATCTTTGAAATCAAGAATCCGTTCGCTGGTTTGGCTGTTGATTCCCTTCATAATTCGGTCAACCACCTTCGGGTTGTAAGTTTCTTGTAACTGCTCCAGAGTCAAGTTCGTTGTTACAATCGTGTGATTGCGCTGATTAAAGATTTCATACAGCATCTTCTGCGCCATGATGCTACCTTCCCGGCCGTCTGAGTTCATCACACTTTCGGTTCCTAAATCATCAATTACCACCACATCGGCAGAGATGATATTGTCTAAACTAATCTTTAGCCAACGGCCCCCATTAAACTTGAACTCTTTGAACGCTTCATAATACTCGTTAATGTTGATGAACAAGCACTCTTTGTCGCTTTTATCTAGAATGAAATGTAACATTGCTGCAGCTAACAAAGACTTGCCTCGGCCACTGCCGCCGGTCATGATAACATTTAAAACTTTGGTGCCAGGTTCAATAAATTCTTTAGCTAACTCGTAGCCTTTGCGTCTAAATTCAAGTTCTGGACTATCTGCCCGGCCCTTGAAGTCGTTGAAGGTCTTAAGCGCAAGCTCGCTATCTCCCCAGTAGCTTCTGTTGAAATAAATGTCCCGGCGAATTAGCGATCTGAAATTATTGACTAACCCTTTGTCTTTAGTCGTAACTTGTTCTTTTTGACATTCAGGACAAATTGCCGGCCGATTAGGATTAATACTCGCAAAGAGCTTACAGCCATGCTTAGGGCATGTTTCTTCAACTTCTTTGACGCTGGCCAAGCTAGAAAGTGACATCATACTCATTTAACTGACCTCCCCACTTAGATTTACCTGAAGTTGGCTTCTTGTTGTAGCTTCTATTTCGTTTTTGCTTATTTGCTTCAAATTTAGCTTCTAGTTCCTTAGCCTCTTCAACTGACTCAAGCCCAAGCTGGATATACCTTTCTAGAATTGCTTTGAAGTAGTTGAAATTAGGATGCTTAGCACTGACTGAAGTTTGTTGGGCAGCATAAACTATTAACTCTGAATTTAACTTCTGAATATAGTCAACTAACAATTGCTGGTTAAACGGAGTAATCTGAATTCCGCATGCCTGTACTTCACCAAATATGTCTGTTTCATCTAATTTTCCCTGCTCCCCTACTGCTGCTACTTTATTTATACTTGTAATATTTAAACTTGTAGTATTCTCTTCGGCTTTTTTGCCTATAGGGGTAGCGACTTTTTTATCAATACCCTCCCGTTCTTTTGAACTATACCTATCGGCTTTTTTATCTATAGGGGGTGTGGCAACAGGATATAGCCGTCGTTCAATGACTTCTTTTGTCTGCTCACTTCTAATTTCTTCTCGTTTCACATACCCAAGCTTTACTAAGTCACTCACCCATGTTGATACTGTATCTTTCGAGACTTCGTACAGATTAGCAAAGTATCTATTACTAGCCGTGCAGTATCCGTACTTGTTAGATAAGGCCGTAATTTCGCTAAAGAAAACTTTCTCACTGGCTCTAAGTCGTTTGTCATACCTGACATTAGCAGTCAGAATTGAATAATAACTTGGTTGTTCATGCATGATCTTGCCTCCTCTCTAGGGCCTCCCACCCATCCGGCATTGTAAGCATACTGGCTGTTTATTCTATCCCAAGCTAATCTGTGTAGCACCTACTAGGTTATTGCTAATCGTTGATTTACCGCGGCAATATTCGCACTTACCACAACCAACTGGCTCTTCTTTACTGTCAACAACGGCTTTGATATGAGTTTGCTTTTCTTCGATTCGTTCTAAAGCTGTATCTAAAAGTGCTTGCTCATCATCACCGTCAAAAGTAATCCCCATCAGTTCACATGGTGTCTGTTTGCTGACTGCGAAAATCAGCGGCTGACAAGTAACACCAAATGTTTGTCTAATTAGTTCTCTATAAACTGCCATTTGCAAGTCATAGCTAAAAGCTTGAACAAACGGAACTTTGATATTGCGTCCCTCTTGAGTCTTAACCCAGGCTCCTTCATGTAAATCTCTAGAGGTTTTAATGTCATAAAAGAACTCATTTTCAAGATCTAAACTGTCAATCTTTCCCATCCATGGGACACCGTGAATTTCACCAGTGACAATAACTTCCTTTTGACCCGGAATGTATAATTGATTAAAAGCTTCATCTGCTTTAAGCCGGTCAATCATCGCATTAGCAACTTGGAAATCAGCCTTTAATTTTCCTTTGTTCTTGCCAGTCTTGGCAATCATCTTGTCTGCATTCGTACCGTCGCCTTTATCTTCGTCCAAGAATGCCTGGTGGGCTTCTGGACTCTCAAAATATGAATGTAGGTAATTACCTACTAAGAGTGCTTTTTCGTCTCTCTGTGGCTCCCAGTCGCCATTCAGCTTAGCTAAGGCAGCAGCTTCACATCTCTCGAAGTCAGTAAAAATACTCTTGCTTAAATAGTGACGGTTAGCTTCGTTGCTATAATAATTTTCTACTGTCAATTTCATCGTTTATTCTGCCTCCTTGGCTGCCTTTTGGCGTTCGATTTGGTCTTTAAAAATGTCAATTTGTTCTTCTTCAGGATCCCTTGGGTCACGCTTTTCTGGCATTTCGGTAACGGGCACGGCCCCTTTAGCCTCAATATGCTTTGCAGGTTCTTTTTTAGTTTGAGACTTGCTCAAAGCTTTGCTAATTAAAGAACTAGCTGCACTTTCCTTCTGAGCTTGCTTGCGTTCTGCTTGATTAGGCACTACACTTGCTGTTTCTGACTTGTCATCTTCTGTATAGAGCGAACCGAGAGAATCTGGAAATGCCTCACGCAAAGCATTGACAAGAGCTGTCTTACGAATCATATTTGCAGGCATATCTTTCCAAGTTGCCTGTTTCTTATTGAATTCGTCAAATGAGATTTCGATATGGATTGGCTCTTCACGGTCATCCCGTTTAACTTCGGCCCACCCGCCTACGATAGTGTCAGAAGGCAGAGCAAAAGCACCTTGTGAGTAGATAATTTCGTTATTACGAACAACAATCACTCCAGCTTTGCTTCCGCGGAAGTGTTCATTAGCTTCGGCCCGTTTCATGAACGCTTCTTTAGAAGTGATTAGTTGTGCAGGTTGAGATCCAAACTTAACGATATAGGCCTCGTTTAGGAACGGATTCAAGTGCTGATACTTGCACAAGTTAATGAACATCACTACCTCTTGATCTGTAACCTTGCCATTCCCGGACACGAGGTAATTCCTTACTGTGCTTGGTGCAAGCTTAACGTCCTCACCATTGGCTTGAAATGTGACTGAGTGTTCTTGATTAACTGCTGGTGTATTTGCTACCTGTGCTCCTTGTTGTGTATATTGTGCTTGTGTAGCGTAGTTTGGGCTTTCATATCTAGTATTCATGTTATTTCTCTCCTTTTATTTGCTTCTGACTTCTTCGATTTTTCTGAACCAGCTAACTGCATCCGTTAAATGCAAGCTTTCAGCTTCGGCCATGTCTCTAGGGAACATAATTTGTTCCCAAATGTTGCCTCGTTCATGTCTTTTACCGTCTGCTTCCGTCACGCAGAAGTTAAACATTCTATCGAAATTTCCAATTAGTTGTTCTTCTTTAACTGCTAGTCGTTCTTTGCCAAAACCGACATTAGTTTTAACAAACACTCTTTTTTCTTTCATAACTGCTCCTTTTCGTGATACAATAATCACGAATTTTAATGTTTTTTAATTTGTTTTTTGGCGCTCAGATTGCCGTCTGGGCGCTTTTTTATTTTCAAAGTGATTTCCCTTAGGCCGCTCAAAAAATAAGCTGTAGAGCGTGCCAACGAATATCATGGCAACGATACTATTTGGAATCAACATCACTTTCCTCCTCCCAATAAGGTGGCTCAACCACCATGATGCGATATAGGACTAAGCCTAGCCCAACTATCAGCAAAAAGTGAGCTATATACCAATTACTTTGGCAGACGGCCACGCCGATTAAAAATGACGCGACTACGTATTCCCATTTCATCTTTTAAACCCTCCTGTTCTTCCTAATCCATTCAATTACCTCAGGATAATAGAACCACTTAGACTTTCGTGACTTCTCATAAATTGGAAGCCCCTCAGCTAAGAGTTCCTGGAGCTTTTCATCACCAATTGACAATTCCATTTTTAAGTCTTTAGCTGTCATCAACTTTTTGTCTGTCTGTATTTGGTTAGAAACCACATTAATCGTGATTCCTTCCTTCTTCCCTTCTCTAAGTAGTTGAGAAAGAAAGTCTTCTGATGCACTAAGTGTTAATTCCATTTAAATCACCCCACATTCTTACTTAATTCTTCGTTGATGGCGGCCTCAATCTTGCGGGCCCCATACTTGGTGTATTCCCACCGAAGCCGGCCGTATTCGTCGAAGGTCTTACGACAGAAGATATTTTGATCGTTGAAAATTGGCTTTAAGTGTTCCCGGTTAGCAAGCTCGCCAATAATCTTGACCCATTCGTTAGGCAGGCGTAGCTGCCAGGCGATTTCACTAGCTGAGAAGTAAGGCCCGTCATACTCGATTTCAGGTTCACTCAAAGCGACTTCCTCGGCCAGCTGTGTATTTGTCTTAATTCCTTCTTCCGCCAAGAGGTCACGAATAAAGCGCTCACCTTTGGCCGTCCATTTGAGCGTCTTACGAATTGTCCGCTCGTTTGGAGCGTATTCCTCGTAATCTGCTAACCCTAGCCCGGCATAGTTAGCATAGAGCACCCACGCTTTCTTCTTGCCAGACTCTTTATAAATCACCCCCTTAGCATGGAGAAACTTGTTTAATTCAACCGCCGACATGCCATATTGCTTAGCAATCAAGGTGGTTGTGATAAGCCCCTTGTTGCTAAGGAACTCATCGTAATAATCCACCTTGGGTTGATTAGCTTCGTTAATTTCAACCTGCTCTGCTAGCTGCAACAGAGCTTCATGGTAATTCTGCGGCAGCTTGAACGGTGTAGCTTGCTGTTCTTTATAAGCTTTTTCAACTTCGATGAAGTACTGACGAGCCTGCTTTCCCTTTTCTGTTCTCTGAATCATCGAAATCTCTTTAGCCATGTCTAACGTCAAGGCGTGGTCTGTTCTTGGACGGCCACCTAGTTTTTCCGTTTTTTCGGAAAAACTTATAAAATCAACGTTTTCGGTAAATCCGTATTCCACCATTCGATTAAACCATTGTGTATATTTTTCATTGACTTCTAAGAACTCATGTAAATCCCTACCGCTCACAACTGATTTACCATCGTTATCTTTAGTAACTCTGATTAATTCGTTCATCATCTTTATTCCTTTCTTTAAACAACTTAAAAACGTTAATAATATACAAAATCAACTAGTTTAACTATTTTATGTAGTTAAAAGCTGTAAAAAAAATCTCTTCCTTAGGAACGTGGAAGAAATCCTCTACCTTCTGCATCATTGCAGGTCTAGGGTTAACCCGACCTGTTTCCCATGCTGAAATGACCTTCTGTGTTGTCCCCAGAGCCTCAGCTAATTCTGCTTGTGTTAAATCATGTTCGGCTCTCAGAACTTTTAACCTCGTTGTCATCTAATCATCTCTCTTTCTAAAGTAATCCAAGCTGACGTCCAAGGCGTCCGCTATTTTAATCATGTTTTTAAATGAAGGCTCAGCGCCATCCTTATAACTTTGTAACGTTGTTTGTCTAATTCCTGTTAATTTGCTCAATTTGTATCTTGACATCTTTTTAGCTTTAAGTAGCTCTTCAAGTTGATTCCACATAAGTACACCCCACTATATATAGCATTTCAAACATTGATTACTACAATATATCGTAATATAATAATGCTAGCAAATAAGCAGCCTCCTAAAAATGTTTATTTGCCAATATTTTGAAAGAAGGTATATTATGAACTCCCAAAAAGAGGTTAGTGTTAGTTTCGTTCGTCCAATTGACCCTAAAGATGGTTATAACCCTGAACATTTCGAATATATAGAGAAAAAACTATCTAAAGAAATAGAAGATATTGAGAATAGTTCTTATTCTTTCGTGTGCAACGGACTAGTGAGTGATTCAACTGGTGTATCTAGCATCACAAGAACAATTATTAAAAAAATATTCAACGCTGATATTGTAATTGTTGACATTTCTACACTAAATCCTAATGTTATGTTTGAACTAGGATTAAGGCTTAGCCTTCCTAAAATGACAATTATTATTAAAGACGATGAAACAACTCTTCCTTTCGATATTAAAGATTTCTATATTCTTAGCTATCCACATTCTTTATCTGGAATCGATTTAGACAAATTTGTAAGTGATTTTAAAGTTCGTTTTGTTAAAACTTGGACAGATTTTAATACTACCGATGGAGAAAACACATTTATTCATTCTTTTTACGGTAGTAATCTTATAAGTCCTGAAATTAATACCCAAAATTTAAATGAAGCTATCGATAAACTAGGAAATATGATTGACCTCATGCAACATAAATATATTGCTTATGATCCACGAGACAGATGGGATAGTTTCGACTTTGAACATGACGTTTCTTCTCCGGTTCCTCTAGATTGATAACTTTTAAGAAGTACTATTTTTCAGTACTTCTTTTATTTCTTCAGCTAACTCAAATATTTTTTTCTCATTTTCAGCTATTTTTGCTTTTTCAAGCGCAATCTTAGTTTCAAAATTATAAGTAGCCCATTCCCAAATAACTTTATTTTCGGGATGTTTAATTAAATCCTCATCACGTTTATCCTCTATCTGCTTTAAAACATGCTCTAAATTATCAAGCAACACATACGTTTTCATTTTGTATTATCCTTTCTATTTAATCAGTTCCAATCCTCCTAATATATACTCATTGATGGCCAATGACCGCTTCAGATATTTATCTATCTCCACTCAAGGAGACGGAAAATTTATATACCCAGGAAATCCAATAAAACTAAGATGAAAATTCCGATTGTTACCCAGAAACTTATCTTCTCTCTCGTTTCTTTTTTCATGTTGTTTGTCAGTTCCTTTCAAGGTATACTAAAGCCTAGGGGATTGCTCCCCTGACTTCAGTATTTTTGGTTAGAACCAAGATAAGATTTTATCAATGATTAGAATGATAAATGTTCCGACTCCAATATAGAACTTTATCGTTTCTCTTCTTTGTTCCTTATCTTGGTTCTTTTTTTCTGACCTTTTCAAGAACCGTTCTCCTTTCCTCATTTGTTAAGGCCTCATCAACCTTATGTGTATATAATATACTATTTTTTGTTGTATTTCAATACTTTTTTAATTTTTTGTTGTTCAAATATCTACATTTTGTTGTTAGCTCTATTAAAAGTGGTATTTGACCCCAAAAAAGTAATATAATATAACTATAAAATCAATTCAATTAGGATGGTGATACTTATGCCTACAAAAGATGCTGGATTATTAGGATTAAGAATTAAGGAACTAAGAAAAGAAAAAGGGTTACGACAATCTGAACTAGCAACTACTCTTCATGTTTCACAGCAAGCTGTGGGTTCTTGGGAAACGGGAAGAACTGTTCCTGGAGCTGATACATTAAATGTTCTCGCCGACTACTTCAACGTCACGACTGACTACCTGCTGGGGCGGCCGGAGAAGAAGAAGGAAAAGCAGAATGTCGAATTAACGGACGATGATATTATCATGACCTACCAAGGTAAGGAACTCTCGGACGAAGATAGAGAAATTATTAAACGCTTGATGAACGGGAAATAGGTGATTTGTTTGGACGAACTAATTAGATGGTTACTTAATTATGCCTTTGACAAGGGTATTAACTACATAATTACGGACCAGCTCGATGAGGATATCCCTTCTTGCGCAATTCCAAATAAAAGCACAATCATCATAAACAGCAAATATGGTAAGCCTACCGAACTCCCCTTCACAATCGCACACGAAATAGGCCACGTCTTGAACGGTGAAGCTGACGTACTTTATTTTTCAGGTTTTAACAACCATTCAAAAATTGAGATGCGCGCTAATCGTCGGGCCGTGAAATTGCTGCTTGAATATTGTAACTGTCATGATCTATCGCTTGAACCGGCTAAATTTGCGGAAACCTTTGGCATCCCTAGTAGCTTTGAGGATATGGTTAAGGAAGAAAGCGCCAGGTATTATCTGGGACGATAATTTTAAGGTCGTTGGTGTGGTCGTGATTTAACATTATTTTTATAGAAAGAAGATGTAATTATGGCTAAGTACTGCCTAGAATGTAATACTAAGTTAAATTTATTTAAGTTTCCAGTAAAGTTCAAAGATGGTTCAGTATGTAATTCATGTGCTAAGAAGTACGACTTCCCAGGGGTAAGTGAAATAACTATTGAAATGCAAATAAACGCTAAATCTGTAACTTGGGAGCATTACAAGAGCCATCCAGAACTTATTAAAGAATGGAAGCAAGAGGCACAAGAAAGAAAGGCTGAAATTGAAGCTAGAAAGGAAGAAGCTAGACTAGCTAAAGAAGAAAAAAATCGTTTAAGATGTCCTAAATGCGGTTCAACTAACATTCAGGTCCTAGGCAAGCAAAAGAAAGGTTTCTCCGCATCAAAAGCTGTCGGTGGTGCACTTTTAACTGGTGGTGTTGGCACTCTAGCAGGATTTGCAGGCAAAGACGGAAAGAAAGTAGAATTTGTTTGCATGAGTTGTGGCAGAAAATTTAAGAAATAGAAAAATATGCTTTACACGCCCAAATGGAGGCGGATGCAAACAAATTTATGCTCAAAGAAGAAGTTGAGTCATACTTAGCCGAACACGGCAAAGACGGATTTAGTGCGGTTAAATTTCTAGAAAGATACAATCTGCCCTTGAACTATGAACGGCTTGTCTTGGATGTTGTTGCTGGGATGTAAGAAAATTATTTATTTTAGTCAAAAATTAATGTGGGGTAATATATTTGAATAAATACGACTTAACTAATTTAAGCAAATCGGAAGTTATGGAGCTTATAGAATATGAAAAAAATCCAGAAAATTTAATGCAGTATCACGAAATACATGAACAAATAATTTCTACTCTAGTATTTAAGGCAAATACATACCGTTGTAAAGTCAAAGACGCTTATAACGATATACTATATATTTTAAATATTCATACAACCCCTATAAGTACTAGATTTTCTATTGGACTACGGTTTACAGGGATCAATAAACACCTACTCCGTTTAGATTTTGGAGATACATTAAGGCATACTAATAATCGAGGGGAAGCTGATGAATATATTGTTTATGGTTCTCATGCACATTTCAATTCGTCAGATGATAAATATTCAAATAAAAATGTTATCCCTATAGATAAATTATCTGAGTTTAAAAATTTAAAGTTACTTTATGATGTACTTTGGGAATATATATAATATACTAATATAAAAGAAGGGACTGATATAGATGGCACAGGCTGAATTTCTGAAAAATAATTACATCAACTGGTTAAAAGAAAAATTAGTCTTTACGGATGTTGAAAACGGATATGTTTCTATCAGCACTCCTTTTATAGATAGTAATTACGATAATATAGAGTTATTTGCACGTTTTATTTCTAAAGACAAAATTGAAATTACTGATTTTGGAGAAACTTTATTCAATCTCGAAGAATCAGGTTTAAAAATAAATAAACGTTCCAAAACTATATACCGGTTATTTGAAGGTATATTAAATGACTTTGGCATTATGTACAATAAAGAAAATCAATCTCTTAGTATAACAACAGATGTACAGCGTTTTCCAACTGCTAAAAATAGATTATTACAAGCTGTCATGCGTGTTAATGATTTGCTCTATCTTAATAAGGAAAATGTTAGTTCAACATTTAACGATATTATGACTGACTTTCTTATTAAAAGCAAAATATTATTCTCACCTAACATTGAAATTGTCGGTCAGAATGGCATATCTTCTCATTTTGACTTCTCTATTCCACTACCAGAGGGTAAAGAACGTCTAATCAAAACTGCTGCTCGGCCTAATGATATTAACCAAGCAAAAATATTTAACTTTGATGTTAGGGAAACTGCAAATAGTAGGGACGCTAAATATGTACTATTACTCAATGATTCTAATAATCCTATTGGAGGTAATATGAACACAAATGCTTTGGTAGGACTAGACAAACATCTAGCAGAAGTTAAAGGATTCGAAGAAATTCAAAAAAAGCCTAATTTATTAGCTTCTTAAATAAAAAACGCAAGCATAAGCATTTTAGCTTATCTTAGTTGGACTTACTATCCATACCCGCTACTTTTGTTATAAACATTAGCATTAATATTTTCAATACACAATTATCATAACAATGTTATATAAAACGAATATACAAACTTAAGCCCGTCAAATGGCGGGTTTAAAAATGCGCCCTAAAGAACATCAGTTTTTATTTATGAAGAAGGAGAATCATCATGGCATCTATAACTAAATTAAACGGTAAATGGAGAGTTCGTGTGTCTTGGTATGATGATCAAGGTCAACGACACTTCAAAACTAAGGCAGGTTTTTCAACTAAAATTGAGGCAAACCAATGGGCAAGAGCGATTGAAGTGCAAAAAAATGACGGCAGCATATCAGATAAAAATATCTCATTAGCGGACTACTACAAAGAATGGTTTCAAACTTACAAAGAAAATAAGGTAAGTGATGTCACTGCTAATCGATATAAAATTATCTATAGAGAATTAGTTAAGCATTTTGGAAATACAAAACTCGAAAAAATTACTAGACGTAGATATCAGTTATTTATTAACGAATTTGGTTCAACTCATGCACCAGACACTGTTAAAAAAACAAACTCCATTATTCGAGCTTGTGTTAAGTCTGCTATTATCGATAATCTTATTTCTAAAGATTTTACGCAGAATATCGAACTAATATGGAACGAGGACAAAATGCGTAAGGTTGATTATTTAAACGTAAGCGAACTACAACGACTAACGCAATACATCCGTGATCATCTTGACCCAAGATACACAAGTTACTATATGATTTATACCGCCATCATGACTGGAGCAAGACTTCAGGAGATAGCCGGGCTTACATGGGACGATATTAATTTAAACTTTAAAACGATTGATATCAATAAAGCGTGGGACTTTCACAATAAAAAATTCTCACCAACTAAGAACAAGTCTTCAGTCAGAATTATTCGCATTAACTCTGATTTAGTTGAAGTGTTAAAACAATTAAAGGTTAATCATAATAGAATGGTATTCGCAAATAGTTTGGATAAGATACCAACTTCTAACGGCTGCAATAAATCGCTGAGGTATGCTCTAAAGCAGCTGAATATAAATAAACCTAGTTACCATTTCCACGCCTTACGACACTCTCACGTTGCGCTGTTGTTATATAAGAATATTGATATATTTGCAATTTCTAAAAGATTGGGCCATGCTGATTTAAACACAACAACCAGAGTATACGCTTATTTAATTGACGAGTTGAAACAACGTTCTGATCAAGATATCGAAAATGTTTTGAATGATTTAAGCTACGAAAATAATACTACCCATTATAAAGCCAATGTTGAATAA